ATATCCCACCTATAAAATATGTGGTCATCTATTCTAGTTATATAAGTCTTTGTCTCTGCCCAACTAGGTCGGACATAGTATGCATGATAATGCGTAGCACCTTCTACGAAGTCATCTAGGTGTCCATTGTACACACCATTTGCAACGTGCATGGCATCTCTCCATGCTTTAGCTTCTCTTGGCTTGTCACTCTTGCCATCACAATACCAACTGAATTGGCATCTATTCTTAATAGGTAGTGATGGCTTCCACTTGTACGTTAAGCCTTGTTTAACTACGTCACACACGTTGTTAGGGTATCTGTTATCCTTTACCCTATTCATTACAACTTGTGCTACTGCTACTTGCCCTATGAAACTTTGATTCTTAGCTTCATGATACACATTTAGTGCTAGGCATATTAGTGATTCCATTAACATCTTGTCCACCTTTCATCCCATATAGGGTCAGTTAGTAAATATTGTTTTTCAACATCCATAGTCTTGAGTATATGTGCAATTACATCTACTGTCCACCCATTGCCAATCATCTTGTATCTCTGTGAGTTGGACACATGATTGGTGTAGTTGTCAGGTAATGTCTGCAATCGCTCACACTCTAGGGGTGTCAGCTTTCGCCACATATCTTTTGATACTGCAACCTTTGGTTCTCTGTGTCCACCTTGCATGGTAGTAAGGGTAGGTGCTTTGCCTTCCTGTGCATACACTCGCTTGATAGAGTCATGACCTTTGAGGTCAGCAGTAC